GGTTTTTAAATAAACAAAAAAGGAGTGCAATATGCAAAATGAAAGAATAAAAGTACAGGGCGGGAAGTTATACACCAAAGTGGTGGATAGGCTTACTGCATTTAAAGGTCGATTCCCAACGGCTCCCGATGGTGTCTTGATCCATACCCAGATACATACGCTTACTGATAATTACGTTGTATTTAAGGCGTTCATTTTAGAAGGTGAAACCGTACTGGCAACAGGTCACGGATTTAATGCCATTGCAAAGGAAAAGGCATTTGAGAAGGCCGAAACCGTTGCAGTAGGTAGAGCCCTGGCGTTCTTTGATCCAATGTATGGTGGTGAGAGTGAACTGGCATCCCAGGAAGAAATGGAAAAGTTCAAAGAACTTACTTCCGTTAATACAATAACGAAGGATGATGGCAGTCATGTACCGCCCACACAAACCAAATCCAATGGTGTATTAGACCTGGCTGAAGAAGCAAAGAAGCAGATGACTAATGGAACCAGCCCGGCAACAAGTGACGGTGTATGCAATTTTACAAAGCATAAAGGGAAAATGTGGTCAGTTGTTGCAAAAGAAGATCTTGATTACATCACTTGGATATTGAATAACGTCAAGGACCTGGATAGTGATACTGGGAAATTGCTAAACCAGTTTGTCTAAAAGGGACTATTCAGGTAACAAGAAATGGCGGGATTGTCAAATAGCATATGCAAGGGCCCAACTGGATTATCCGGAAGGGTTAGGTATGCGAAAGGTATTGGCTTTGAAAAGATCTTTACTGGGTTGGCAACCACTTTGGCAGTACCCGCCAGAAAAATTTCAATCACTAATATATAGATTAAGAAAGGAATATGGAAAACTCAAAACCAAACGAGACCCAGGCGTACCCCATCAGGATCAATGAAATGATCATAGAACGGGTCCAGGGCAGGCTGGATCTGGGTGCAAAGAAGTACGGTGACACTATTGCATTAGATGACCGTAGAGATATGGTAGAAGAGACCCTGGAAGAAGTCCTGGATGCTATTGTTTATTCCACATCAGCCCTGATCCAGTTACAATATAAAAGGCATGAAAAAAAGGGCAATGAAATTTCAACAAAAGATTTAACAATTATTATGGAAGGGCTGGCTTTAGTCCTTCAGAAAGGACAGAAAGAAAGAGAAGCAAGCAAAACCGAATACACTCAACAACTCATTGACAGGTTAACTGATTATGCTAATGAGTTCTGGAACCAACAGAAAAGGAACGCCCCAGATGCTGTACAACCTAATACTTAATTTATGGATCTTCGCCACATCGGTAGGAATACTGGTCATTAGTTTGATCTTCCTGCCATATGCTTACGATATGATCCATAAACGATTTAAATAACTTTTAACACATACCAAAGTTATTATGATCGAACTCATTGTTTACGGGTCTCCTATACCCTTAAAACGTCACCGTCACACCCATAGAGGATTTACCTACGATCCTTCAAAGGCCGATAAGCGGGTGTTTTTAGAAAATGTCAGAAATTTGGCTCCCAAATCTCCCTTATACGGGGCGATCTCAATGTCCATCGAGTTCTATATAGCCCGTCCAAAGGCACATTACCGGACAGGACAATATTCTAATATATTAAAAGACGGTTCACCTACCTGGCACATAAGCAGGGGAGATATTGATAATTACGTCAAGTTGGTCCTGGATGCACTCAATGGAGTATTCTACAAAGATGACAGCCAGGTGTGCATATTAGAGACTATTAAGAAATATTCATCCAATCCCAGAACGGTGGTACAGATCAAGGGTGTTGAATGAGGACATTGGAATTATTTGCTGGTTCTCGGTCTTTTACAAAAGTTGCAATGGACCTGGGGCACGATACCTTTTGCACAGACATCAATGAGTTTGAAGGAATGGACATGGTAGGCGATATACTTAATGTCAATGTCAAACAACTACCAAGTAATCCAGATATTCTCTGGGCATCCCCACCTTGTACCTCATTTTCAGTTGCATCCATAGGACATTATTGGAAAGGTGGGAAGGGTGCATATGTGCCTAAAAGAGCAGAAGCCTACATAGGTATGGCATTGGTTCAGAAAGCAAAGGACATCATAGAGAATTTACAGCCAAAGTATTGGTATATAGAGAATCCCAGGGGTGTGTTGAGGAAGTTGGATGTGGTCCAGGATCTACCTATAAGACATACAGTATGGTACTGTCAGTATGGAGACACCAGGGCAAAGCCAACAGATATATGGACCAACGATGAGTCCTGGACACCAAGACCAGTATGTAAGAATGGAAACCCTGATTGTCATCACGAACCAGCACCCAGGGGAAGTAAGACAGGAACACAAGGATTAAAGGGTAACTATGAAAGGTCTATGGTCCCAGTAGAATTATGTAAAGAGATATTAAAGGATAAAAAACAACAAGAGATAGACCTATTGATCAAGGGTATTGAATGAATTTTATCAGGGAAGAATTGGCTGAATTAAATCCAGATGCAATGATCATTGATGATATGGACAATGCACTGATTGGTATAGATGAGCATTCCACCCGTGCAGTTTACAGTGTTGGGTTGATTGTAGCGGAATTAAGAAAAATTAACGAATGGGATTACGAGACTGCTATGGAGTGGTACGGATTTAATATATCTACCGCATATGTCGGTGAGTTCACTCCCATACTTGTCCACACATACAGGGAGATTAAATGAAACTACCATTTGTCAGCAGAAAGAAATATGATAAGGCTTTTAAGCGAATCAAGGAAGTCATTAAGGAATCTGATCAGCATGAACTTGCCAATCAATTATTAGCAACCAAGTTCAAAAGGATCCAGGAAGTATGTGAAGAACATGACCGGCCACACCGTATGGGGAATGTTCGGTTTGTTTCAATCGTTAAGGATATTGTTGGAAAGTAAATGAACGTCCCTGTCCCAATCTGGATTAATTATTTGGCTGATGAGTTAGCAACATCACGGTCCAATATATCTGCCAGTGTATATAAGCAAGGGACAGACAAGTTCAGGGGCAGTCGGGAAAATGAAATATCATCCCTGGGGATCAAAGCAGAGTTAATGGTACGCTATGTACTGTGGCAGGATCCTAATACCTGTAGCATCAGTTTCTCGCCTATGATAGATGTTAAGCCTATTGTGGGTGCTGACATGGTTCACAATGGTGAGACCTATGACATTAAGGGAGCCAAAAAAGATAAAGGCTACCTGATGGTTAATTATGATGCCCACAACAATCCCAGGAAGATTTGTGATTGGTATATCTTTGTAGTATTTGGTCATAGTGAAGCACAGATCAAAAAGATCAGTTACCGGGATGTCAGTCAGTGGGATGTTATTCAAAGCACATACACAAAGGTTTATAAATGTCAGATATAAAAATGACAACAAAAAGACTTGGCTGGCTGGGTGAAAATTTTGTCGCTAATTCGATCATTTCTATGGGGATGGATGTGTATCTGCCAATCGTGGATGATAAAGGCGTTGATATGATCGTAGACACGGGTAAGTCATTGAAGCGGGTACAGGTGAAGTCCAGGAGTACCCTTAAAACATCCACATCTATTGAAATTAAATTAAAAAAATATAAAAAAGGTCAGGTTGACATTATGGCTATTCATTTTGTTCCTAAAAACATTATTGCTTACTACCCATATAGGGGAGAGGATGTTATTAGTCTGGCACTATCTACTGCAAAAAACAACCAGGAGCATGGCCGTAACTGGTTCTACAAATATATGGAGTTTCCGTTATGAAGAATGAAGGTGGCTGGATCAGCATACATAGAAAGATAACCAAGAACTGGATCTGGGATAATGCAGAGTATTTCCGGGCATGGATCTATCTATTGATGAAGGCCAATCACTCCGAAAAGAAGTGGCATATAAATAATCGGGTGATCAATATTAAGAGGGGTG